CTACGCTGCCGCCATCGAATCGGAACTGCCTAGCGATCTGGTCTTTCAGTCGATGGGTGCCGGGCAGGTGGGCCTCGGCGGCATGCTGGAACAGTACATGACCGCGCTGGGACAGTACGTCAACGGTGCCGGCAACATCGCCATTGACGGCGTGAAGATGCCACACCTGTTCCCTGGCACGAAGTTGTCGATGAAGCCTGCGGGCACGCCAGGCGGCGTCGGTACGGGCTTTGAGGAATCGCTGCTGCGCCATATCGCGGCACCGCTCGGCATGTCGTACGAGCAGTTCTCGAAGGACTACACGAAGACGAATTATTCGTCCGCTCGCGCCTCGATGTCCGAGTCCTGGAAGTACATGCAGTCGCGCAAAAAAGTCGTGGCCGACCGCAAAGCGACGATGAATTTCATCCTGTGGTTCGAGGAAGAAGTGAACCGGCCGGACTGCGTGATCCCGGCGCCACCAGGTATCACGCTGAAGAAGGCCTTTTACGATCCGATGATGCGCGAGGCGCTGTGCGCTTGCCAGTGGATCGGGGCATCGCGCGGTCAGATCGACGAGGTGAAGGAGACGCAGGCCGCCATCATGCGCATCAACGCGGGCCTGTCGACCTACCAGATCGAGGCCGCCCGTTTCGGCGAGGACTTCCGCCGCATCTTCGCGCAGCTGTCCCGCGAAAACAAACTGAAAAAGCAGCTGGGCCTGGAACTCAACACCGACGCCACCAAGCCGGGCACCAACGACCGCCAGCAGACAATGAGCGATAATGAGGACAAGAAAACTGAAAAGGAGGAAACCGAATGAGCGATACAGCTGCACATTCCGCCCTGTCGCGCATGAACTTGCGCGAGCAGGCCATCGAGCCGACGTATATCGGCTTCGCATCCGACATGGCGAAGATGGCGCAGACCGATCCGGTCGCCGCGCAGGAAAAGTTCATGACGCAGATGCGCGGCGATCTGTGCGAGGCGTACGGTTTTGCGCGCAGCGATCAGCGCAAGCCGTTCGCCTTTTCGCAGGGCGTCGCCATCATCCCGGTACACGGCACGCTGATTAATCGCTTTGGGCAGTGCTACGGCTATGTGACCGGCTACAACTTCATCCAGGCGCAGCACATGGCGGCCGTGCTTGACCCGGACGTGACGCATATCGTGCATGACCACAATTCGTACGGCGGCGAAGCGGCCGGCTGTTTTGAATGCTCGGACATGATCTACAAAACGCGCGATGCGAAACCGATCCTGGCCGTGGTCGACTCGAACTGCTATTCCGCGTCCTTCGCACTGGCCACTGCAGCGCACCGCATCGTGGTCATTCCATCGGCCGGCGTGGGGTCGGTCGGTGTCGTGGCCATGCACGTCGACGTGTCGGAACTGATGTCGAAGATGGGCATCAAGGTCACGTTTATTCATTCCGGCGATCACAAGGTCGACGGCAATCCGTTCACCGCTTTGTCGCCGTCAGTCAAAGCAAATATTCAAAAGGGGGTAGATAAATCTCGCGCTAAATTCGTGTCAGTCGTGGCCCGGAATTTAGGCATCGACGAGAAGATCGTCTATGATACGCAGGCCGCGACGTATCGGGCCGAAGACGCACTGGCTTTAGGCCTGATTCATTCGATTGCAGTACCATCCGAGGCGCTGCAATCTTTGATCGACGGTGACGACGAGCAGGAACAAGAACCTGCCGGCGAAACCGCAGAACTTTCAACCATTATTGAGGACGAGAACATGACCACGCCAGCACAAGCACCAGCACCAGCAGCCGCCGCTCCTGCAGCAGCCGCACCAGCACCCGCCCCAGCAGCCGCCGCACCAGCTGCAGCCGCGCCTGAAGCCACCGAGCGCGCTCGCATCCAGGGCATCCTGGGCAGCGAGGAAGCGAAAGAACGCGGCGCCCTGGCAAACCACCTGGCGTTCAATACCAGCATGTCCGCAGACGACGCAAAAGCGCTGCTGGCGGTGTCCGGCAAGGACACCCCTGCCGCAGCTGCCGCGCCGGTTCTGACGCCTGCTGCAGCCGCTCCTAGCGCGCTGGAACTGGCAATGAACAACACGGCACAGCCGAACCTGAATGCGAACGAAGGCGGCGGCGCTGCAGCACCAGGCGGCAACCCGGACAAGGCCGCTGCAATCCTGGGCGACTTCGAGCGCATGACCGGCCACAAGCTGACCGAAAAATAATCCCAAAATACCGGGCTTTCCAAAACGTTTATAGGAGTTTTAATCATGGCTGAAATCAACCAAGTGCCACGCGATCCGAAACAGGATCTTGTGGCGTTCGAGCAGGTATCGACCACCCCTGGCATGTTCCAATTGTGGATCGGCGGCGCGCCCATCATCACCGATGCCGCTCGCGCGGCCGTCGCGTCGATGAAGAAGTACGAACTGGCCGCACTGCTGCCGGACAACACCGTCACCACGTTCATCCCTGGCACGCACACCGCTGCGCAGGCCGTGATCCTGGCCCAGCCGGTCTACTCGGTCGGCCAGGCCGCGCCGTACTGGAACGCCGGCCGCTTCAACCACGAGGCCGTGCAGTGGCCGACTGGCGGCGCCTTCGATACCTACGGCGAGCGTAAAGCGTTCCTCAACGGTACGATGTTGCACGCCTCGCACCTGATCTAATCCAGGCGCACATTTTTCAATAAAACAGGAGTAATACCGACATGGAAATCTTTGACCTCGTAACACTGATGGGCGTGCAGCGCCGCATGAAAACCGCCCCGACGTTCTGGCTGGATAACTTTTTCAAAAACCAGATCAACTTCGATCAAGAGTGGATCATGTTCGACAAGGTGTATGGCGACGACCGCAAGCTCGCGCCATTCGTCGTGCCGAACGTCGCCGGCCGTCCGCAGCGCCTGGACGGTTACGAGACGTTCCGCTTCAAGCCCGCGTACTCGAAACAAAAGGACGTCGTTGACTACACGATGCACCTGGAGCGCGTGGCCGGCGAAGCACTGGGCGGTACGCTGACCCTCGAACAACGCCGCAATGCGGTCATCGCCGAACTGCTGCGCCTGCAGAAAGTCAAACTGCGCAACACGTTCAACTGGCTGGCGGCCCGCTCGATCATCGACGGCAAGGTCATCATCAAGGGCGAAGACTACCCTGAAACGCTGGTCGACTTCCGCCGTGATCCGTCGCTCACGACCGTGCTGACCGGCGCCGCGAAGTGGGACGTTTCGACCGGCAATCCGCTGGCCGACATCAAGGATTCGCGCATCAATGCGAACGAACTGTCCGGCGCCCGTATCAGCCGCGTCATCTTCGGCCGCAATGCCTGGGAACTGTTCTGCCAGCGCGTCGACCTGCGCGACATGATGGACAAGAATTTCGGCGGCCAGAACGTCAACATGACCCTGATCGCCGATGGCTACGGCGACACCCTGGAATACATGGGTTCCGTCAGCGGCACCAGCGGCCAGGGCAAGATCGAGTGCTGGGTTGATTCGACGCGCTTTATCGACCCGGAAACCGGCACCGAGGAATACTACCTCGACGAAAACACCATCGTCGGCGTGTCTGACATGGTGGCCGGCGTTCGCTGCTTTGGCGCCATCAAGGACGCCGAGGCCGGCTACCGCTCGATGGAATACTTCTTCAAAAACTGGCGCGAACCAGATCCGTCGCAGGAATATCTGCTGACGCAATCTGCGCCGCTGATGGTGCCGAAAGAGCCGAACGCGACGTACTCGATCAAGGTGGCATAATCACCACCGCGCAATACGCGTAGTACCGGCCGGGGAAACCCGGCCATTCCATATCAAACCTCACGGAGAAACATCATGCCAAAACGCATCACGAACATCAAAGTCGTCGTACACCGCACCGGCAAGCGCGTCGTCATCCCTGCCAATACCATGTTCGACTTCACGACCGACGAACTGGCCGAACTGAAGGAAAGCAAGCTCGACGCCGTGCGCACGCCGCGCAACGAAGTCGAAAGCGTGGCCGAACTGAAAGTGGCTACCGACGACAAAAAGTCCGCCGCCAAGGGCGCCGCTAAAACCGGCACCGATTCGGAACTGTAATCATGGGCTTCGATTTTGCAGCGGCAAAGATGCGCGTGCGCAAACTCGTTCACGCGACTTTGAGCATTTCGGCGCTGTACGAAAGTAAGCACCTGGCCGCACCCGAGCCGCTGCAAATTCGATGGCACAACAAGCTGACAGATAACGGTGACATGGAAAGCCAGGGCTACCCGGTCAGCATCGACACCATCGACAAGGTGGTGTTTGATCGGGTGGATCTGGAACAGCGTGGCATCGTTATTTCTAAGGGCGGTCTTCTCACAATCACTGCCAAAGGTTTCAACGGCCAGCGCCTGCACATCGACATGCGCGATCCTACGTGCGGCCCTACCGAAGAGATCTGGCGCGTATCGAAAGCATCCTATGGCCCAAAGCCTCCTTGACGCGGTAGACTATTTCAAAGCACTCCCCGATGCGGCCAGTCGTGCCGCTCAAATGTCCATCAACACGGTCGCCAATCGCGGCGGCATGAAACTGATCCGCACTAGCATCCTCGACGAGATCGCGTTCCCTAAAGACTACCTTAGCGGCGACCGCCTCAAAGTCAAAAAGCTCGCCAAGCCGGGCAACCTCGAAGCCATCATTGCAGCGCGCCCACGGCCGACAAGCCTGGCGCGCTTTGCCGCCAGCACGTCCATCGGTAGCCGCGCAAAGATCGGCGTCCAGGTACGCCTCAAGAAGACCAGCGGCGCCGTGGTGCTGAAGAAGGCCTGGCTTGTAAATCTGAAAAACGGCAACATCGGCCTCGCCGTTCGTGTCAAGTCGAGCGACTTGGCCAACAAGTACGCCGACATCAAAACATGGCTCGTGCCCGATAAGGTCGCGCTGCTGTATGGCCCATCGGTCGATCAGGTATTCCGCGACGTCTCGCAAAAGACATCGGCACCTATCGGCCGCATGGTCACTGAAGAATTTCTTCGTCAATTCACAAGGCTCACACGATGAACATCAATCGCACTCCACCGAAACGCCTGGCCGTCATGATTAAGCTGCAGCAGCTGATGCAGGGCATCATCCCGAGCGAGGGCTACCCCTTCGACATGTCCGAAAGCGTGGTGCGTAATCACAGCTTGCTCGGCGCCGATACCACCGATTTTCCGCCCATCCTGGCGATCATCGAAGCGCCGCGCGCCGACTTCGCGTTCTTTGCCGGCGAGGACAACAGCCACCGCGTCGACAAGTGGACAATCATGATCCAGGGGATCGTGGCCGACGACCGCACCGACAACACGTTCGACGACGCGTACTACCTCTGCCAAGCCGTCGAGCAGCGCCTGCTGCGCCTGTCGGCCGTGAAGCCGGGCAGCGGCTCGCCCCTCTATCCTGACGATCATTTGCTGGGTGGTATGATTACGTCCGTTGAGATTGCGCCCCCTGTTATCCGACCACCCGAGGCGCAGGTATCACAGCACGCGTTTTTCTACTTGCCCATCCGGCTCGGCATCGCATCCGAAATTGGCAAGTAGCATTACGCGATCTTTCAGCAGTTAATTCAAGGAGAAATATATGTCCGGCCCAGGTAAAGAATATGTAATTGGTAAAGGTCGTTTGTACTTCAACGCCTTCCCACCAGGCAGCAAGATCGGTATCGGCGAACGCTATCTCGGCAACTCGCCGGAACTGTCGTCCAGCACCGCCGTCGACACGCTCGATCACATCGACGCGGATCAAGGCCTGAACGTCAAAGACGAGTCCATCACGATCAGCAATGATCTGACAGGCTCGTTCAAGCTCGACAGCATCGAGACGGCAAACGTCGCCATGTGGTTCGGTGGTGACATCGAGAACTCGGTCATCCTGGCCGCCACCCTGCTCGTGTCGCCGGACGTCATCGTTCGCCGTGGCATGTGGTATCAGCTGGGCGTCAGCGACGATATGCCGCAGGGCACCCGCCGCGTCACGAACGTCAAGATCAGCACCGTCGCGCCAGGCGCCACGCCGTCCGATCCTGCCGTGGTCACGGCCCTGACGCCCGAGCAGCTGCTGGCGAACGTCGAGATCGACCTGGAACGCGCCCGCGTCTACGTCGAACTGGATGCACCGGACATCGCCGACAACACTGTGCTGCGCTTCGGCTACGATCAAGAAGGCGTTACCCGCGAGATCATCATCGGCAAGGGCGACGAAATCCGTGGCCAGATGCGCTTCGTGGCCAACAACGCGCACGGCCCGGACAAGGACTATTTCTGGCCGTACGTCAAAGTCACCTCGAACGGCGATTACGCACTGAAGGGCGACACCTGGCAGGAAATGACGTTCGACTATGAAGTCCTGAAACTGGACGCCAAAACCGAACGCGTCTACATCGACGGCGTGGCCCGCGCCACCACCTAAGAAGGAGATCCCCTAATGTCATTATCAGCTGTATTGATCCCCACGCGGGAAGTGACGTTAGGGGAAGTCCGCGTACCAGTGCGCGGTATTTCCCTCAACGATATTTCGAGCATGTTGCGCGATTACCTGGCCGAGATCTCGGCCCTGTTCGACATGTACGACAACGAAGAAACGCGCGAGACGGCCCTGGCCGCGTCTGCGTCGTTCGCAATCCGCCTGGTGCAAGAGTGCCCTGACGTGGCGGCCCAGTGCATCGTCCTGGTCACGGACAGCCCTCAGTCCGAACTGGAAAAGGCCAAACGCTTCCCGCTCGGCTGGCAGGTGGAAGTGATGCGCGTGGCCCTGGAAGTAACGTTCGAGGAAGCAGGCGGCGCAAAAAAATTCCTCGACAGGATGATGTCGACAATTCGGGTGATGCGCCCGAAAACCGCCTCACTGGGTTAGAACACCTGACCAGCGCCGAGCGATTCCATAGATCGCTCCGCGTTCATGCCAGCCTGCTACTGGCCGAGGGCCACACGCGGGCGCATGACTACCCCCTGTCGAAACTATGGATCGAAGCAGAAATTGCTAGAGAACGAATCAACGCGCATCACGCAACACAAGCTGTCTTGATGCAGTCAGTCATTGCTGCGGTTCTCGCGCCCAGCGGCAAAGGCGTCAAGAACCTCAACAACCAACTGAAGAGACTGCAACATGGCTAACAACACGCAAGACGTTGAACTGCGCATCCGGGCAACGAACTATTCCAAACAGACCACCGACAAAGTGGTCGACGCCCTGAAGGAATTAGTCAAGGCCCAGGACGCGCAGATCGACAGCGCGAAAAAAGGCACCACCACTGTCGCACAGCTGGAAGCCGGATACACCAAACTGGAAAGCGCCGCAAAGGCGCTGATCGGCCAGCAGGCCGTGACGAAACTATTCCAGCAGCAGTCGACCACGATGGCCGAACTGCAGACCAAACTCGAAGCGGCACGCAAGGCGCAAAAGGACTACACGGATTCGCTCGATCCGGCCACCACGCGCACCGCCAAACAGAACTCCGAAATCAAGAAGCTCGGCCAGGCCGTCACCGCCACCGAGAAGCAGTTCCAGCGCGCCGAGAACCGCGTGGCCACCACCGCCGCGCGCATGGCCGAGTTCGGCATTTCGTCGGCCAACGTCACGCAGTCGCAGCAGAAAATCGCGCAGGCCGTGCAGTCTGCGAACGATGCACTGGCGCGCCAGGAAAAGGCCATCAACAGCGCCGACCAGAACGCGGCGGCGCGCCGTGCTGCAGCTGACCAGATCGCCCAGCGCGAACTGCAGATCAAGGTCGACAACCAGTTCGCGCAGGCCGAGCGCGACGTCGCCCGCCAGCTGAAGGCCACGGCAGACGCGCAGACCGCCGCGAACCTGGCCGCCTTGACCGCACAGCGCGACGCACAGTATCGCGCCGACATCCTTTTCACAAATGCCGAACGTGAGGCCGCCGAGGCGATTGCCCGCAAGACCGCCGCACTGCTCGCGCAACAGAACGCACTGCGCCTTGCCGCCGACGCCGCCGAGCGCATGGCTCGATCCAGCCTTGCAACCGCGCGCGGCCAGGCCTTGCCGGTGATGCAGTCAAACCTGCAGCAACAGGTGCGCGACATCGCCAATCCAGCCGACGCTGCCGCACGCTCGATGTCGGGCCTGTCGGACATCGTTTCCCGCCTTGATGCGCGGGTTGCGGCACTGCGCGGCCCAGTCGTCGATTACAAAGGGGCGCTGCAGGAGGCTACGCGGGCGCAGGCGGGCCTGCAGGCTATCGCGGGCCAGGTGGATACCTATAACCGCCAGATCGCCGCTATCAAGGCCGCACGCATCGAAATGAAGGCCGCCGAGAACGCCGTGAAGACGCTGACCGCTGAAATGCGATCTGGCGCTGCTGGTGACGGAATCGACACGCGCATGGCTCGCGCGCAAAAGACCCTGGCCGATACTGCCGGCACGGTGGGCAACCTGACGAACGCGCTGCGTGTTTCCGGTGCCGCCTTGAAGCAGGCCGGCGTCGACACGTCGAACATGTCCGGCGCCGAAGCCACGCTGATCCAGAACGCCACGCGCGCCACCACTGCCACGAACACGCTGACCGAGGCGTTCCGCCGCAACGGCGCGGCGGCAGATGGCGCAGGCTCGCGCATTCTGAACTGGTTCGGCGGCAACGGTGGCCGCACAACCCTGTCGTACACGCAGCGCCTGCGCGGCGAGATCCTTGGCCTGACCGCCAGTTTCGTCGGCCTGAACGCGGTGATCGACGTGGGCAAGAAGTCGCTGGACGCCTACAAGAATAACCAGGCCATCACGGCGCGGCTGCTGATCTCGAACAACGGCGACGTGCAAAAGGCGACCGCCGATTACAACTACTTGCGCGCTGCCGCCGACCGGGTGGGCTTCTCGTTCGCCAAGGTCGCACCGACATTCACGAAGTTCGCCATCGCATCGAGCGCTGCAGGTAACAGCACGCAGCAAACCCGCTTCATCTTCGAGCAGATCGCCGCGTCGTCCGTGAAGGCCCGCTTGTCGACCGACGAACTGGCCGGCGTGATGAAGGCGTTCGAGCAGATCATGTCGAAGGGCACCGTCCAGGCCGAGGAATTGCGCGGCCAGCTGGGCGACCGTCTGCCGGGC